CTGAAGAAAAAGTATTTAATGCTACAGTTAGAGATTTTGATTTACCAGTTGTATTTTCAAAGATCATTAATGTAGTATTTTTATAGTTACAATTACAGAATCCAGTACAACCAAATACTTTTTCTTCAGTTGTCGATGCTGTAGCAGGAGTTGTAAATGAGAAATAAAAATCATAAGCTCCTGTCATTTCAGAAGTAGAACGAGTTAAATAATTAGTTAATGAGATATCAGTTACAATACCAGTATTACCAATAGTAGGATTACCATGAATAGTTAATTTACTATCAACGTGAGCTGGTTCTGGTTGTTCTTCTACTTGAACAGTTTTAGACATCTTAGTAAATAGTGGTAAACCATCAACAATTGTAGTAAGATATGTTTGACCATCCTCATTAAATTTAACTGGATATGTTTTAGTTAATCCTTTTAATAAATAATCACGAGTATAATTACGTAGATTGTTCATATCAGGATAAGGAATTAAATCAGATCCAGCAGGTTGAACTGTACAAGCATCTTCAACTTTAGTTGCTTCTGCCTTTTTAAGTAGATCTTCTATTCTATCTCGTTTAATTTTAGTTATTCTTTGGTGACTATATCGTTTCAAAGTTTTATCCTCAAATTATATTAACCATTCAGTTGCATCATTTGCAGTGAAGAATGTTGGAGTAATATAAGGTACTTGTTTATTAGTTAACGTTGGTGGAACATATGCGTTTGCATTATTAGAATTTACAATACCTTGTTGTGCTGCTGTAATATCTGTTAATGATATTCCTCTAGCTGGTTTAGATTTAGATTGAATGTTAGTTCCATAGTTGAAGTTAATAATTTCCTCAACTCTATCATCTTTATATGATTTACCACCTGTAGTATATAGTTGATCATTACACTCACTGTAGTAGAATAATACTGGACTTCCTATATATTGACCAGTTAATCTTTGAAATGGTGTATATAAACCAGATAGATTTCCTTTGTATACATCTGGATATGAATCAACATTTGAATTTAAAACAAGACCTGTGGTCATACTAGGATCGTTTGAAGTTGGAATCATTACACAACTATTTTTATATGCTGTATCACTATACTCTAATACAGTATGATTATCATCATTAAGATAATAAATAGTAATATCAGAATTTAATTCATGAGCTTTAACTTCAACATCTTCATCAAAGTTAAATACATCATACATATATCCTGGACCATCTGTAAAATTAGCACTTGCTTCTAAGTATTTTCCACACGTATGAATAGTCGATCCATATCTTTCAAGAATTCCTGTAAATAATTTTTTAACATCATTGAAAGCTGATTTAGTTAATAATCTATTTGAATCATAAAGAATACATCTTGATAGTATTTCAAGTGCACTCTCATCTCTTGACATATCAACTTCATAAGGATTTTCCCAAGTTACTGTCGGATAGACTGGAATCTTACCATCTTTATAATCATTTAAGAATTTGATACATCTTTCATATTCAGCTTGATTAATTGATCCATCAGCGTTTATTATTTTAAAAGGTTCAATTGACATTAGTTTTCCTTTAGTTTATTTAGATATTCTTTGCAGGCTTTAAATAATCTTAATCTAAAAATATCATCTTTATTTATTCTATCAAAAATAAGTTTAATTAATTCAGTATCTGTCATTGTAAATCTTTATAGATATCCTTATAGCTCATCCATTTAATATTATTTTTATCGCAGTAATCAGCGTAGCTTGTTTTACTACCTTTATTTATTTTTAAATTTTGGTTCTGAAACACCATTATAATCTCATACTCTGGATGTTGCTCAACAAGTAACTTCATTTTCTTTCGATCGCTTGCTGACCATCTGCCTTTTAACTCATAGATTAATTTACCACGTACAAAATCTGGAGTATATTTATGTTTTGATTCTGGTATAGTATAATCTAGTTTAAGAGGTTCATACTTAAATCCAAGATAAGATAAATGTTTAGATAATCTTTCCTCAAATTTACTTCTGTATTTGTTCTGGTCTAAATTTTTCTTCTTTACCATCACTTAGCCTTATAATTAATCTGTTATCTGATTTCTCATCATCATCTAATTGAGAGAATTTAATTACAAGTTGTAGTAATTTATCAACAGATTTAAGAATATCAACATCTCCATCTGTCATTAGAGTATCAACTTGTTTTAATAGATTACTTCTTATTCTCTGGAATTTAACAGTGAGTAGACTTGCAACTAATTTACAATATTTTTTATCTTTAAATAATACATCCAAGAACTCTATTACTCTGGTTGGATGCCAGTTTTTATGTTTGTTTTGAACATACTTTAATAGGTCCTCACCATCTATATCTTTACTTGCTAGTTCTAGTAATTCATTTTCACTTAGTTCTAATGACATTGCTAAACTCCGTTATATTCATTATTATATTATTTATTGTTTTATTTTTAAAAAAGAAACGTAGTATTTTATATACACTCGCATCATCAAATCCAATTTCAATAAACCTTTGTTTGCCACTATAAATTATAAAGATAAATCTACTATCTTGTATTGAAGTAGCTACAAAACTATTATGAAGTCTGAATCGATTTCCAGCAGGTGTATATAAAACTTTAGTAATTGCAATTTTGATATCACGAATATTGTATATCTCTGCCATTATAATCTACGTTTAACTCTTTTTATATCTACTTGTTGTGTATGTACTTTAGCAGTTGACCTTGTACAAGCGTCATTAATATACATAACCGCTTCACTAGGTTGAACTCCTGAAATAGTTAAGAATAATGCTGTTAATAAAGGTTGAAGATAATAATCATCTGATAAAATATCTTCCTCTGAAGTTACAAAATTCTTTACACTTCCATCATCTAAACTCTGAAATAGTCCTGTTCTAATAACATAAGCTGAACTATCTGGAGTATTGATTGTACCATCTGGATTAATCGGAGCAGGTTCACCATTTAACAAATAAGCAACTTTCTCACCTGTTCGTTTGTAGAATCTTTTTCTAGGTTCACCTGATAATGGTACTTCAACAATGATTTGAGGAGTGTTAGTTAATGATAGAAGTAAATTAATATATCCAATAATTTTCTGCATACATCTATACGTAGGTTGAATTGGATAGTTAATTCTAACTGCTAATGCTTTATAAATATCTGCTATATTAGTCATTTATGTTTAATTCCCAACATTTGTTTAGTAACGAATATTTCTCAACAGCTTCATTCACATATTTATTAATAAATACTTCAAACGAATAGCACATATCTTCGTCTATATCATAAGTTATTAGTGCATCAACTTTTTCTGCTTCATCTTGAATTTCTTCTTTATAAAGATTAAAAGTATCTATATTAGTTACATCACTATATAGACCTGATACATTTTCTGCTACTAATTCTATAGTATCAATAATATTTGGAATCATTCCAACTGGTATATTTCTAAATTGTTGAGAGCATGTTTTCAAAATTACATTCCTTCTTCTGTAGGTGGTACAACTGGTTCTTCTTCTGTTTCTTCTTCGTCTACTAATTCTGTCATTAATAGTCTAAACAAAGATTGAGCTCCTGCTGGACTAATACCAAGTGAATCAGATAGTACAGCTGTCATAATATCTTCTGCTGTAATTTCCTCATCTTCTAATCCTTGAGCTACAGCTTCAACTACTTGTGCATCATTTGCTTCAACTTGTTCTTGAGTAGCTGTATCAACTGGAGCTGTTTGTTCTGGCTGAACTGGCTCGGTTGGAGCTACTGTTTCTGGAGTTGGTTGAACTGGAGCTGTTTGTTCTGGTTGAACTGGAGCTTCTGGTTGAACTGGTGGTGTTGCTGGTTGATTTCCTTCTGGTGGAACATTCATTGACATGTTTGATTCTCCTATCTAAATTTAATTGTTAATTCGTAAATACCTGATTCAATGTTGATATTTGATTTAACAAATTCGATATTATCATATTTTTTTAGAGTTCTCTCAATCATCTTTATAATGAGAGCTCCTTTGATACTCATAAATCCAACACATTCAACCTGATATGAGGTAAATTGATTATGTTTTATTGATTTTAAAAGTTTTCGCAGGTGAATTGTACCAGGCTGAAAGTGAGGATGAACGAGCGTTATTGTTTTATTTTTATTATTAATTATTGTACGTTTGGTGTATGGTTTAATTAAATCTAACCACATATATTATTCCCAAGGCATTTTATTACTGTCATCACTTGACTTTTTCTTTGATACTGGTTTCTTTGCTCCAGCCTTATCTCCAAACGCTTTACTCATAGTTGCTTTAAATTTTTCAACTTCTTCTTCTGATAATTTTTTAACAACGGCTTCGCCTGTAATAATTGGATTAGCTGCATCTTTACGTTGATATACTGGACCATGAATTGATAAATAGTCACCTTTTTTAATATCTTCACCTTCTTTTGCAAATTGAATGAATGATAATCCGTTAGATACTACATATCTTTTGTCCTCAAATACAGCTGTTACAAAGAATACACCTTTAACAACTAATGGATTTGGATTTTTTTTGATTGATTTTTTTTCTTCTGTCATAGAGAGTTGTCCTTTCATTTTTGTACATACATATATTATACCCAGATTAAATATAGATATAACAAATACTATCTATTTTCTTTACATTTTGTAATATATTTTTATTTTATATATTCATTAATTAATTTATTTTCATGAATTTCTAAATGTTTATATTTTTCTAAGAATGCTAATTCGGCTATGTTTAGTTCCTCTAAAGTGTAATTTGCATGTAAGTTATCATTACATCTATCAAGAAATGCTTTTTCTGTATAAGAGCGTATTACAATTGGCTCACCTTCTATATTAACAATACTAATAATTTTCATATTTATCCTTTCCTTATCTTATTTATATACCAATTAATTTTATTTCTAAAATAATCTTGAACTTGAATTGAAGTTAGTTCTGTTTTCCATGGTAGATAAGTTATATCAACTTTACCTTGTTTAATATTATGAGCTAAATCAAAACCATAGTGAGTATATACTTGACTAACTGGTATTTTATATTTTATACACATTCTGGCTGTAAGTTGACACATAGTTTCAAATTGAATATTAGTTATTGGATATCTACTAACTTTATCACGAAGATTAAAATTGAAATTACAACAAGCTGCTATTCCTATTGAGCCAGTATTTCCTCGTAATGTATGCGCCGCATATTTACCGTCATTACAATTTTCATTATCTTCAGGCTTATATTTACCACAATAGATATGACCTAGATTGTCAATTAAATAATGATATGCTTTTTTATCTGTAGAATTTGGGATGTAACTTCCACCTGTATGATGTAATATTATTCGTTTCATTTTAATTCCTTTTTATTTTATCTCTCAAATATTTTGCTCTTTTTTTCAATAATAAACTCTACCATTTATTTTATAGATTGTGTCGTTTTTTAGTTTAATTACATCCAGTAACTGTTCTCTTGTATAGTCTTTATATTTTTTCATTTTAATCCTTATCTACGTAGAAAATACCATCTCTAACTCTGTTTGATTCTTGTATTATTTTATTGAGTTTTGGGAATTTAAGTATTCCAGTGTACTCATAACAATAACCTGTGAAATCATTAACATATTGAAGAAATCGAATAAACATATGTTTACTAACATAAATTTTACAATCTCTTAATTCTAAAATCTTATGAAATATTTCATCTAAATCTGTATCTGGATGATAATGAAAATGTGACCAAGTCATTTTATTTAACCTTTAATTTATAATTGTCTGTAAATTTCTTTATATAATCAATTCTATCTTTTGTACTCGGATGAGTTGATGATGATTGATTTATTAATTCTGGTTTAGTTAGTGTTGATAATGCACTAGGTAAATAGTTAAATTCTTTATGTAACAGATAGTATGCTGTTGCAAATAAATCAGCTTGTATTTCAGAGCGATATCTAAAATCTTTTAACTCTTTCATATTAAAATTCCAGTGTCTAAGGAATTCATCTCTTGATTGATAATGATGAAAATGATAATGTCCAATCTCATGTAATCCAACAGCTTTAACTTCCTCAACTGTTAATACATCTCGAAGTCCTTTAGATAAAATAATATTACCTTGATACTCCAGATAACCTTCTATTCTAGGATTATTAGTTAATTTAACTTGACATGGCTTTTCATAATCATTACATATATTCTGTAAGAAGTTAACAATTTCTACGTCTTCTGATAGAGTTGTACCATTAGCTGGTAATATCGCTAATAATATACAAGTTAATATAATAACTATAAATTCAGATATTAAATTAATCTCGTTCGTCATCTTGTTCTTTGATTTCCTTTGTTAGATATAATTTTAAATCTTCACTAGATAAATCTTGTAATTGTTTGTGCGTAAATCTTAAGTGAATAGGTATCTGTGAAGAATCTATATAATTGTAATATAATTTTGATACTTTATTTTCCTTTAGATAAAAATCTTTTGAATTTGATAGTAATGACACTAACTTTAAAAACAAAATTAAATCATAGCTATCATTATTATCAATCTGTAATAAGAATCCTGTTATGTGACCTTTTGTAGATTCTGGTGTTAGATTTGGAATTAATTTACATATATCTTTTATAAACATATGTCGATTTTTAGCTGAACCAAATTTACCAATTAAGCGTGTATATAAAAACAATCCATAACTTCTTTTACGTAAATAAAACTTACAGGTAGCACAATTCATTATACGTTTACTTGTGATTGAAAAATTTACTTTTTGTTTGAATGCTTTTACAAGTGATATTTTTGATAATATTAAATTAATAAAGTTATTCTTATCTCTTTTTGTCTTTACATCCGCAGTCATGTTTAATTATATCCTTTGAATACATATTATAATTTTGTGCTAGTGTTAACGCTCTTTTATGTAAAAATTCTTTTTGATATGGTTCTAATTCATTACCAAAATAAAAATATTTAATCTTGTTATTAATAAACTTTCGTTCACATTGACATTTGATTCCATAGTCTCGCATAAATCTAATCATTGTTATTTTATCATAAAATTTATAATATCCATTATTAATTTCATATAACAATTCGTCTTTTAAATACACTTGAATGTTAAAATTATCTTTGAATCTAATTATATATGGTTGTATTTTAATTCTGTTTGCTTTCATACTCCGCAAAGTCCTAATATTTCTGTAAATACATCACAACGTAATTCATGTATATCTTCTAATATACTAGGCATAATTTTATCAACTATCTCATCAATATTATTAGTACCCAGTTCAATATTATAATGACTTACAGCATATTTAATTCCTGCTTTAACAGCTGCTGTTGCAATAGCACGTTCAACCTGAATGACTTCTGGTTTTGATAATAAATCAAGTCTTAACTTACAATAATTTCTTAGTGCTTGTAAAAAGAATCTACGACATTTATTCATATCAAAATAAAAGTTATCAGAAATATCATAAGCAAAACATTCTGCTGTTGCTAGATTAGATATATATCGTTTTAATCTTTTTTCATTCATATTTTAAATATCTCCAAATATTTTATCTTGACATTTCTGGCAAAGCCCTGATATTTTGAATTCTTTTATAGAAAGTGAATCTCGAAATTCATCTTTGAATATTTTATTATTACATATTGGGCAATGTCCACATGAAATTCTATTTAATTCTTCAACAAATTCTAATTGTTCTAATATTTTTTATTCATAATTATTTCTCCAAAAATGGTATTTCTGTATGATAAGGGCAAACAATTATCAATTTTGCATCTTTGAAATTTTCATAATGCCTACAATAAAATACTGTGTCAATAATATCTATTACGCTTGCATATTTACAATCATAACATGGAGATATTTGATTGTTTTTTGATTTTTCCATTTTTTATCCTTTAATTGATTGAAGTACTTGAGTTAAAATATCTTTAGCTGTTGCAACAACGATTGATTTAACTTTTGTTAAGTATTTAATTTCTTCTTCTGGAGCTTTAACAAGAGTAAAGATGTGTTTAATAACTTTTAATTTGCTGATATCTAATGTCACTGTTAATTCAGTTAAAGTAATAGGACGTTCTTCAACTGTGTATTTTAAATCAAGTTCTTTCATACGTTCATCTAATTTTTTTAGAGCTTCTGCTTTTGTTTCTTCTGTTACGATTAATTTTCCATCAATTTTCATAGTGTAATCTCCTTTATGTTAAATATTTTCTAGTTCCAAATCTGATAAATAATAAGAATAAACTTTTGATGCTTTACGTTCTCGTATTCTAGTATTCATCTGTTTAATTTTATTTTGAATTAATTCTGCTGTATCAGGGTCTACAAAAGATTGTCGAGAGAATTCACCTGTCTTTCTATCTCGTATTGTTAATACACCTTTTGAGTATCCTGTTAAATATCGTTTCATAATGTTTACTCCTTTCAAATTATAAAATATAAAGTAATAATCGAAATATTAAATATGAAATAATTGTTGCAATAATAAAATTTAAAATAAATAATATTAATTCCATAAATTTACATCCTTGTGACCGTCGTCAAACATATATTCAAAATCAGATATGTTTAACTGTTTATCAGCCATGTAGCTTAACAATTCACTTTCATATTCAATTGATTCAAATTTATTTGTTTTCTTGTTATAATATGTAATCATAGCTGTTAATCTCCAAATATTTATTTATTAATTATTAAAGGAAAATTGAGTTTGTATAGTTTCACTCAATAATAAGGCAAGAAAGGAGTAAGTAAGGAGGAATAAAAGATAATTATTATAACAACTATACTCTAATAATTATCTAGGGTTTATGGGGTTGATTATGATATTACTATTATAATCTATTTTAGATACTTTTTAAATCCTTTTATTTTATTTTGTTACAAATCTTAACTATTAACTTCTAGATTGTAGCAAGATTCAAGAAAATATATATCTGATTTTAACTCATATAGACAATCACAAAACCATGTCATAGTATCTATATCATTAAATCCAACATAGGCGCACTGTTCCTCTGGTACATATTCAAAAAATATATCTTCAATACTATCAATAAAATCAACTATTGATTTAATTAATAATTCGCCATCATCAACTGTTACCATATGTAATTCAGACATAATTTTTACCTCTTTAATTATAAATTGTTGTAAATGCACATATAAATATTAATATGTTTATTATTATAGCTAGCCAATCTGTAGGCTTTTTTTCAGTTAGAATATCATCATCATCATTATCCATTAATAAATAATCATGTAAAGATAAGTTAAGTTTATTCATATTTATAGCTCATTTAAAATGTGTTTTCTGACTAGTTTGAGATTTTGTAATTGTTTAATATTTCTATTCATTGATTGCGTTTCTTGAATTGTTAGATTTCTTATTAATGCTTGATTATTCCAAAAGTCATAAATGTTATAACAATTTGCAATTCGTTCATCAAGTATGAATAATTTACTACTATCAATATTTAAGTTTTTAATAATTTTGTAATTCATATTATTTATCTCATTTATTAATTAAGTACTTTTTTAATTAAATTAATTTGTTTTTGACATTCATCAATTTTTGCTTGCTTGTGTTTACTATTTCGTTTAGCTTTATATATATCTAATCGATAATATAATTCTTGTAGATAAAACATTAAGTCCTGTCCAGGTCTTATTACACCATAATGTTCATTGATTATATCAATATCATTTTCTTGCTTTATAATTTGAGCTTGATGCTTTCGGGTGGTCATAGAGTAGAATGTTTTATTTACAAGCCTGTAATCTTTAAAATAACAAGTCAATTGAGTATTATAAGACCAATAATTTCCTATGTCATCTTGATAAAATGAACCAGTTGAATTCAAATTTGTTTCATAATTAAAATTCCTTTCTTTAAATAGCTTACATATATAATATTCCCACAAACAAAAATAATATAACATAAATATAGTAATATATTTACAAAACTTTACAATCAGCTAAATATTAACTTTTGTAACAAAATTATATCAATTATGTTATACTTGATTTGATTTGTGGAATAATACTAATATATAAATTAATTTAATTTCGACATGACACACAACACAACATAGAAAGGATAAAAAATGAAATAATTATTTTAAAATATTTACAACGTTATTTAATTATTTATTTTAAATTTTATATTTTATTTAATTATATATTATATATTTATTTACTTATAATGTATATAAAAGATATATAATTAACCTCTTGCTTTTTATATAAATATTATTTAATCTTTATTTATTATTTATATAAAAATGTATATAAAATATATTTATTTATTTATATACAGTTTTTTTTAAATTAATATATATCTACTATACAATCTAACATATATATTATATTTTAAATCTATAAACATAAATATATAACTATTATAGATACTAGAAAATATTTATTTAATCTATATATGAGTAAATCTAATATAGATCTACTTTTATAAATCTATATTAAATCTAAGATTAATCTATATTAGATAAAAAAGTTAATTATAATCTATTTTAAAAAAACTGTATATAAATAAATAAATATACTTTGTATACACATATAATTAATAGTTGATCTTTAATCTTAAAACTAATATATAATAACAAGATTAAAGGAGTTGATCAATCGTTGATCTTTTTATGTTTCGCTGTCAATGTGCTATATTATTATTATACCACGAAATAGATCAAATATAACACAATCAACATTATGTTGTTACAAAAGTTAATAAAAAGGAAAACCCGTGATCAGTTAATTAACCACGGGCAAAGGAGATTATTAATTATTTTCATTTAAAGCTCTATCTATTCTCTGTCTTGAGTGTAGTTGTTGTTTAACCTTCCTTTTAACAGATTTATAGATCTTACTATCATCATAGTAATTATATTCATAAGTACCAAGCACTCTCTTACCTAGCTTTTCTTTAGCATTATCAGTAACTTTGCGTTGTGCTCGTGAACCCATGTTTGAGTATTGAGTATCATCTACCAGTCTATTAAATAATTTAGTTTCATCCTTGATATATTTATCTGACATAAGTGGAGTGATAACTTGATTATAGAATTGAACTGGAGTGAGTAGTTGTCTACCTACATATGCGAGCGAAGGTAACAAATCAAAACTACCTTTATTAGTTTCAATTTTACCATTTCTTACTCTATAATTTTTTCCATTAACAGTAAAAACGTTTGGATCACCTTTACCACTAATTAGATTATTAATAAAATTATATATTGGAATTTGAACTGCATCACCATTTTGACCAAGTAAGAACATATTAGCAGCCTGAATTGGAGTAACAACAGTTTGTCTTTGAATTAATTTACCTTGATCATCTGTTCTAATAGCTTTAGTTGGATCAACTTCTTTTAATCCAGGTACAAAATTAGCTTGAGTTTGTTCATTTAACTGTTGTCCTTCTTTTTGTAATTGATTATACATAACTGTTTTAACTGGTTTTAATTTAGTGTGAGCAGCTAATTCTTTCATTGCAGCTGCAGGATAAGATCCAAATGGTACTAGAGTTCTTATAGCTGCTTCTGCTTCTGAAGTAATTGGAACTTTAGTAGCAATAGTTGATTGAAGTAGTGGAGCTTTATCAATTCCATATTCTGTAATATATTTAGATGCCACTCTTTCTAACCATCTATCAACAGAAGCTATTGGTCTATATGTAATATTATTTACACGACTTAATAATCTTAATCCTGGAGTAGTTGCTTCTGTTAATTCAACTAATCTAAACTTAGGAAGATCCTTAAGAGTGTTAACTGCTGCTTTGAGATTAAAGTTGTTTAATATTGATAGAGTTGTTGTTAAGATGTTAGCACCAAGATAAACACCACCACCTAACATAGTTTTCTTTAATTCAGCGTTAAGTTCATTTAGAACTTTACTATTACTAAACATACTCGATACTGGAAGTTGCTTAATGTTAGTGTTATTCAGTTTGTTGTATTCTCGAATTTTCTTATTAACATTTAATCCACTGTCAATTGATACTGATTTAGTTACCTTATCAACGAATCTCTCTGCTTTACCTAATATATCTTTACCAGCATCAGAGTAATTCATATTACCAAATTTACGTTCAAGGATATTACTTTTAATACCATCTTCGGTTGATACAACTTCTTTAATTTTTGGTTCTAAGTGAAACACTGGTCTAACATCATTATCAATTACATATTTTTCCATGTCTTGATATAGATGTGTATCTTTATTTATTTTTCTAGCTGATTCAAATGTTATACCATGTTCTTTTGCTATCAATTCTCTAGTTGCCATTTCAACATCATCAAGAATTTCAGCACCAGCCATCTTATTAAACATCTTATAAGTATCATTAGCTACATTAAGATCTTTCATACAAGATAATAATTCAGTTGGAGCATTCTTAAATCCTACTGTTTCCATAGCTTGAATTGATTTTGATATAACATCTGGTGTGTATCGTTTAGATATAGTAGCCATTTCCTTGAGATAATCTTCACCGATTCTTCCAAGAGTTAGGTTTTCTTTAGTAACTTCTTCTGCTAATCTAGTGATTGTTTCTCCTTCATCTAATTTATTATGGATCTTATTTAGAAATTTAGATACATCTGATTCTTTATCAGCTATACTAGCAGCTTTAACTGTACCTTTGATTGCTCCTTTAACTCCTTTACTAGCCATACCAACTAGAGGAACAAAATCTAATGCAGCGTCAATCGGATGTTCCCAAGCTCCAGTTAATACATTTCCAACCATATCACCTAAAGGCATATTACCAAAATCATCAAGAGCTAGATTATAAGTTGATAAGATAGCGTTAACAAAATCTTTACCAGCTTCACCAGGTTGAGTTAATAATTTTTCACCTTCAGCTTTGATTGCTTGTCTAGCTTGAGGATCAAATCCAAGAATACCGCCAGCTAATGTAGTAATTCCAGCTGTAATTGAGTTTAAGTTTTTAGCTGTGTTTTCAAGTGGATTACCTTTAAATGTTAATCCTTCAGATTTTGATTGTTGTTTAGGTTGACCAGAGCTACCAAAGCTATAGATTCCATTTGATTGTGTAGTATTAGTAATAGGTTGTTGAGTGTTATTTTGTCCAAATTGATATACCATTATTGTTGACCTCTATAATAGTTTTGAATTACATTAATCTTATCTTGATTTGTCACTGGTTGACCTGGTTGTTGTTGTTGTTCTGGTCCTGGGAATACTTTTTGGAATAGTTGTGGATTACTTTGAGTTAATTCATTGATTGGAACATCTCCCATTGATACACCAGACATAAATTCTCCAATATTAGCAGCTTGTTGGAACGGAAGTGCTTCTTGTCTTGTTACTGCATTCATTCTATTAGTAGCTGCATTTTGTTGACTGACTTCAAGACCACCTCTACCTAATTCATAATCTTGAGCTTGTTTATTAGCAGATAATCCTAATTCAATATTCTTTTGTTGTCTTTGAACTCTCTTATCAGCTACATCAGATTGAGCTTTATATACATCTATTCCTTCAGTTGCTCTATTATGTCTACCAGTTTCAGCAAGTGTTTGCTGTTTATTTAGATAATCATAAACATTCTTTTGACCTGTCATTAATGCTTGAACTTGAGCTTGAGCTTGATTAGCAATTGTTGGTAGAAGTTGATGCATATATTGAGCTTTAGATATTTCAGCAAATCTTTCAGGTGATAGTGGTTGTGCTTGACCCATGAACACCTGATTCATATATTTACCATACTCAATAGCTAAGTTATCAGGAGTAAAATAAGTATCAAGATCTTGTTGATATGCATTAGCTACTTTATTATAGATATCATTTACAATTTGATTGTATTGATCATCAACCTGTTGTTGTTGAATCTGTTGTTGATACTCTTGTTTAGCTTGTTGTGGAGCTACTACATTATCCTTATATTGTTGTTCGATATCATCATTCTCATCAAAAGATAAAACTGGATCTCTGTAGTTAACATTAACTGTTGGTAGATTACTTAGATCTTGTTGTAATCTTCCTATATCATTAATAATACCCTGTCTAAATTGTGGATTAACTTGATATCCATTTTGTTCTGCTTGCTCTAGTTGAGCTAATTGATCCTGTTTAATTTTAATTTGGTCATTAATAGATTGTGTATCAAAATTAACTTTTGCTGTTACATCATCTAAGAATTGTTCAATATTAGCTGGTCTACCAGTTGAGTAATCATAAGCTCTATTACCTACTACATGATATTTTTTACCAGATTGACCAACGAGATATTGTTCGCCTAATTCTTCTTCTAATCCAGGATAAGCAATACCAGCTTTAATTTCTTTTTCAAGATTATCATCTTTACCAAATAATTTCTTTCCAGCTACGTATGCAAGTCCGCCAGCTCCTATTAGACCAAGAGAAGAATAAGCTAGAGATAATATAGGATGATTTTTAATCTGATCTTTAGTCAATCCAATCAATTTATTACCAGCCTGTTTGAATGCTTGATACATATCATAAACATCAATTCCACTGAATTTAGCTCCAACGTTTTCTCCTTTAATTCTTTTTGGAGATGCTTTTAGAAGTTCACCAAATTCTTTTACAAATTTAATTACATTAGGAATTTCAGCTTTTGATTTAACATTCAATTCTTCAAATAGTTTTTTAGTTTGAGCTCCATTTTCTTTTAACAACGTTGCGAATGCATCATCAAGATTACCTTTAGTTGTTGTTAATAATTTATTATTTGGAAGTCCATATTTTTCTAAGAATTCTAAAACATCCATTGAATCTTTTTGGACTGCATCTGTTACTTTTAATCCGCGTTTTTTTACTTCTTTTAATAAAGCATCAAGAGCTTCAACTGAACCTTGTTTAGGTTTATTGAAAGATTCAACTCCTTTTTTTATTAATTCGGCAGCCTTTGGATTTGCTTTTACTGCTGCAATTCTAGCTTTATCAATTCCTTTTAATCCTACTAGACCTAATGCAGTAATACCTGCATCTGTAACTAATCCTTTAACATCTTTATTAAGATATTTTTTACCTTCATCAATAGTTGCAGCTAATGTAGGATTCATTGCTTTCATTGTTTCTAACGTAGATTTTGCAACAACTTTACCATTATTTATTACATCTCTAATAATCTTTTTACCAAGATAGGCTTTTGTTCTTGCTTCCTGTTTTTTAATGAAAGCTCTTTGTTCTGGAGTTGTATATTGATTAATTATTTGATTTATTAATTTCATCTATCATATCTCCTTTTAACTAACTAGGCAAAACATCAAAGTTGCCTTTGTTTCTATTTCTTATGTTTGTACTTAAATTTTGAATACCACCAATTAATCCAGTACTGTTTTCAGTACCTCTCATCATAGTTTGTGCAAAGTTACCTTGTTGAACATCTCTATATTGTTGAGTTTGTAGATTTGTTGTTGGACTTGCCATATTAGTTAGTGCTCCACCTGCAAGCTGCATTCCTGCTCCGACTGCTGTGCCGACTCCTGGTAGGAATGATACTACTTTGCCTACAGAACTTAATCCTTGTCCTAGAGCTCCTGCCCAAGCATTATTAGCTGCATCTACATTTTGAGCAGCTTGAGCTCCACGTTCACTTACACCGCCATATAGATTACTAGCACCAGATAAAGCACTTAATTCATTTTGTTGTAGTTGATTTGCATTCATTACATTTTGATTTGCTACGTTAGCTAAATAGTTTTGTTGTGTATATGCATTATTTTCTATTTGTCTATTAGTAGCTGAATTAGATCCAAACGCTGCTGATCCACGTAACATATTAGCGTTTTCTGCTAGATATTTATCAGACAATAGATCAAGTTGTCGATTATCTAATTTATTTGTCCAAAAATCATTTCTATCTGCATAGTTTGTAGTATAGTTATTAATTAATCCAAGAGCATTACGTAGATACTGATTTGCTTGATAACCAGTTCTCATAACATCTTTATTGTATTTCTTTTGATTCTTTTTGAAAGACATTTATCATACCTCTTTATTTTTATATACACTGCCCTGAAAGATAAATATAAATTAATCTATCTCTATTTTGCAGAGCAGCGATTAAGCTGCACTGCTATGTTTATGCTGTTAGTTTGAAGTAACCTTTAGCACCACATTTTGGATTAGTTACCTTAGCACCATATACAATCATACCACGAAGAATATCACGATATTTAGTAGCATCAGGAATAACTTCTGCTCTAGATTGCGTAAATGCTTCAGTTACTAAGTTTCTTGTAGCTGCAATGATTTGCAAGTGTTCATTTGCGCTATCACCTAAGTGATCTAATGCTTCATCAAGAACTAATTCAAAACCTTTGATTACTGGAACATGACCATAAAATTCTTTATCTTGAGTCATTAGACCAGCTTCAGTAGCAGCTTCAATAATTAATTCATAGATTGCAGAAGGAACAGCCAATACAGGTAGAGCTGTTTTAGCTTGAGCACCTAGAGGACCAGGTACTTGTTGACCTTCACCATCTAACACTTCAGCTTCGCCAGCAAGTTCACTAGCATTTTCTTGAGTTTCAAGATCAACGAATCTATAAGTACCATTTTCCATAATAGCACCTGTTTTCATTAATTGAACTCTAAATTTAGTTAATATTCCAAGAACATTATCTTTAGTGATTTGAACAGGAGCTGCGGCAGTACCAGTAACTACAGGAATATTAGCTTCATCATCGATAGCTTTTTGAACAGCAGCGTTTCTTTGTTGAAGTACTATATCATCACATGCTAGTCTATAACCTTTTTCTACGTCATGTTCAGTTTTCAATTGCATTTCCCAAGGAAGTCCAACTGCATATCTGATAGGCATATCAAGGTTAATAGTGATTGTTGTAGAATTAGCATCTCCATAACCTGCAGGCATATCCATACCAGCTGCTGTAGCCGTACCAACTACAGATAGATCTGGATTAATAACTTTAACTGCATCAGCTTTATCTCCACCTGGATTGTGGAAGTTGTGGTTAACGATTCTTGCAGCGAATCCACCTTTAGCTTCTTTTAATGTAAATAACATTTTTTGAGCCCAACGTTCAGTAGTAAATGCGGTCATCTGTTTTTACCTTTCATATTTATGTTAGTTTCTATATTAAAATCCTTTTATCAACTAAAAACTTAAAGGATGTATATAAATAAATGAGATTAGAGTTTATATTATAACTCGGAGATTAGTTTGATTTACAAGTAACACACCATAGTTAACTGTTACACAAATTTCTTTACCATAGAAATCAGTACTATCAGCTATCTTAATTGATGGTTCAGTGAAAGCTACTGCGAAACAATCGTTTGTTCCAAAAATACCTTCACCAATTGTTGTAAATCCAATCTCTGCTGAATCAACATTTAGTTTTCTTTCAACGTAATCTTTAATAGTTCCATTAACTAATCCAGTTTGATATTGTTGTAGAGTAGCTTCTGGAAGTACTAAACTTGGATTTTCAAAGTAATAAAGTCCAGGAATATTACGTTGATTGATACTTGCATATTGATATTGATCATCTGTTTTGATTATATCATCAATTTCTGGTTGAGCACTTGTAGAAATATATTCAATTGGTGCTCCATTATCATATTTATAGATTGAGAATCTTTGACCAGTACCATTATGAATATAATCAGTTAATACTTTACCAAGAGTTTCAGGTAGAGTTTCACCATGATCGATAGTAGTTACTCTGTTAGCAGCTTTAAGCGCAGCTATTTGACTCATGATATTAGATGATACTGAGTGTTTAAATTTAACAGCAAAATCAGATTTAATAATATCCATTAAATCAACATCTGTTTCAAGATCTACTTCGTGTGGTACAAAGTATTTTAAATTTAATGTTTTGCTTAAATCTATATCTACTGTATTTTTAACACTATTTGGATTAGTAACAGCTTCTAAGTGTTCAGGTGTACCTAATGCAGGTTTACCATTTACAGTTGATACATTCAAATCAATATAAGCTGGACCTGATACAAAGATAATTTTTCCACTAGCAATACTACCTTTAGATGTAGTCGCTCCAGTATCTAAGTTTGTTAATGTAACTGCGCCTGTGGCTGTCATATCTAATTGTAATTTTGAACAAGTATAAGGAGATGTTAATGCTGGATATGTAGTTCCTGATTGCATTGCACCGATCTTAGCACCTGTTGTTACATTCAAATAGATAAATGTACAAGTTTTACCATAAGCTACTTCATAATGATTTTGGTCATCACCTAAATAAAGACCATCATCTGTAACTGTTGGTGTGCCAATTACATTAATATCAGAGTTTGCAGCTGCTGCTACTTTTTTATATTGACATCCAATCATTACTGTATCAGCTATTGAATTATCTGTATAGAATGAGTTAAATTGAGGATTAATAATTGTAACTCTAGCGGCTCTAACACCGTTATGAGTTGGGCAATAGATAGGAGTTGATAAAGGTAGTAATTGAGATCTATCCTCTGGAACAATTACTCTCCTAGCTAATACCTTAGATAACTTACTTTCATTAAAGTTTGTCATTATTGTTGTACTCCATTAGATTGTTGTTGTACATTCATTTGATTTACTGCATTTGTAGTTAGTGTATCAAACACAGATGCTGTTCCAGAGATATGAAGTTTCTCTAAAATCCATCTAAATAATTGTAATGCTTGAACACTATCTAGTCCTTGAATAACTGCTCCAAACATTGGCATGTTAATCAATGACATCAGTAAGTTAGCTTCTTGTTGATCTTTAGCAATATCCACATCTACATATAGACTATCATCAAAGATATCAGTAAATTCAGATAAAGTTACTTTTAAGATCTCCAAGATATCTGCCAAGCAAGGTAGAATTAATTGAGATTTAATCTTATTAGCGAGAATATTTAATATTCCACTAGCAGAATCAGATAACATCATAGCTTCAGCAGCCGTTCTAACTGATCCTGTAGATTCACCTTTAGTGTAATCATTTAATCCTGTTGCTTGTTGAGATAATAACTGAATTTGATCTTGAATAGATACTAATCCTGTAATATCCAAGTTACCTGGTAATAAAGCGTTCAATTGAGAGTTAGCTACTGGAGATAATTTTAAATATCTTGTTCTTCGTGCTTCTTCCCAAGCGTTTGAATCTAAATTCCAAGCACCTGTTCTAATTGGATTTGTTACTTCATCATTATAGTCAAATATCAGTTTGTATACATCTCTTGATATTTCACTAGCTTTAAGAACTGTGTAGATTGGTGAATAATCATCATTCTTATCGTTGATTGATATTGCTCTTAAAGTTGTTAGCGATCTACCTTTTTCTGCATATATAACTCGACGTTGGAAAATCATAACTACATAGTCATCCATTTTTCCATTTACTACTAACTCGCCAACAAATACTCTAATCTCTGCTACTGACTCTGCACTAGCAATTGCTTTGTTAAATAGTGTTTGTCTATTATATTGTGATAGAAATGTATACTTATATGCGAGTTCTGGAGTTACTCTGATAGTGAATATACCAGATCCTGGTTGTTCAAAATCATAAATAATCTTTCCTGATTGAACTCTATTTAGCATAATACCTGGTTGTGGTTCACCTGTATCAAGATCAATATCTAATAACAAGCTAGCACATCCATAAGTAATAGCATCATCAACTATTAAATCATTTTGAGTTTGTAAAGCATCTAAATAAGACTTTAAAACTGTAGTAGGTCTTTCAATATCTACTTGGAAATTTGAAGCGCCTAATCTAAAACTATCTCTTAATGACATTAATGATTGATGTAAAAATTTAAAATAGGCATTGTAAGCAAACATCATGTTAACATTTTGTACTGCGCCAGCTTCGTCATCATGAATTGCTTTTTTAATTTGTTTACCTTTAAAATATCTATCTCTCCATTGAGATACATCACGTGTTCTTCTACCAATAGCATTCTGTACTTCAGGTAATCTATCTTCACTAATCTTAGTGCCTGATCCAATGTAAAATGGTAATCCGTCAAATATTTCTGCCATGTTAATCTATTTCCTTTGTGTGTTCGTTATAGTACATTAAGTAACTGACTGCGTCAATTGCGTGAGGTGTATAAATAAGATCTGGTTCAATTTCAAGTTCCTGTTTAGTAGGATTTAAAACTTTACCAGTACTTAGATCAATTCTTGTTGCTTCAAATACAAAGTTAGTTTTCTTCATATGATCAAGATTAAATTTATATTTATGATTCTTGATCTGTGTTCTAAAGATTGATAATCTTTGTGTTACTCTTGGGTTACTAGGAAGAATTTTTATTTCAAGTTTTAATCCTAATTCTGTAGCAACATTATCCATTACGATATAATCATTATCTAATCTTTGATTGAATGCACCAGCAGAGTCACCATATACTAAAATATCTTTACAATTATATTTTTCCATTAAATATTCAAAAACTGCTCTAGCTTGAGATTCAGTGTTAATTCTTAAATTAAGATGCTCATCTAAAAATAAAAATTGATTATCTTCTGTTATAATTCCTGAATACCAACACATAGGCGAGTAGTTAAAGTCACATGTTATAAATACTTTATATTTTTCAGGAAGTTCTGTGTTAACTATTTTAATATCGAGTGGATCATAATTTGATATTAAAGCATCATCTAAAGCTGGAGTAATTTTAGAATTAATAAATTTATCTTTTTCTTCAGCGGTCATATTCTTAGCTAGTTCATCAATATATCCATCAGGTAGATTAGTATTTTCGTAGGATGAACCTAGATAAACTGTACCAGATTTAAGACAATAGTGATTAGTAGAGCCAGGTGGGTTAGTATGAGTAAGTAATATAAGTGGAGCATTTCCATTGACATATCTTAAACGTCCTTGTACTTGTTTTAATACTGAATTTGAAATCTTACTTGCTTCTTCAACATCAATAAAATTAAATTCATATGTTAATAATTGTTTATAAGATTGACCGTGAGTTAGCATTAGAGTTGTACCATTAGAACATAGATACATTGTTTTCTCTTTATTAAGATTCTCTAACTCTATTCCCAGATTCTTTAAAAATTTAACACATGTAGCAAAAGTGTTATCTCTAACTAGTGGAATAGTTGGTCCTACCATACACACTTTAGAATTAGGATAAGAATAAATATAGCAAGCTGTCATCAATGCACCAAGAAATGTTTTACCAGATCCTAATCCACCAACGTAATTAATAATATTAATAGATCGATCTTTTGCAAATCTTATTTGATTACATACTTTTTCTTGTGTTGGTAATAGATCAATATACATGACTTATTTCTTCTCGTCCATCCTTAAATAATACTTGAAAACCAGAGAACTTATCTTTATACACATCGTGCATCATTCGTAGTTCATCAAAATTATCGTCGTACATAACTATCTCATCATTTTTATCTAACTTTACATACCTACTAACAGCTTCTACTTTAGCCATTCCTGTAATTCCATGAGCTACACATATTGCTACTATTGGAATATCTCTAAAAATTCTCTCAATATGTTCTTCTACGACTGGAGTATAATGCCTAGCTGTAACTACAATTTGAGTTGTATTTGGAAATGTTTCATAGGCTTTAGCTCGTTTATACATTTCATTATTAATCTCTAATAAATTAAACTTCATTTCCAAGATGTGTACAAATCTATAAAGTTTAAAATATAATTTTTTAAGTGTTCTATTCTTTGGAATAAATTTATCCATAATATCTGCTAATGGACAAAATAAAGAAGTTCTATCTAAATCATATATGACTAGCATAATTAAATAATCCTCAATTAAGTTTGCTAATTGTGCATTAGCATTATTCAATAAATCCTTTTGTTTCAAAGAAGTTATATCCAGCTTCATTCATAGCTAGAAATAAATCTAGTGGAGTAACAGAGTTTGAATCTAAATCTTTAAATTTAGTTGTAACAGATCTTAGAGCTTTATTGTTATTAAAGATTGGTTCACGAAATGCATCTAGTACTAACCCAGAACAAATATACTCATCTTTCCTTTTTCCATTATCTTTACGTAAGTGACCATTAGATAAGAATTTGAATATTGATTTATATGAGTAGTGATAGTTACTAGCTTTTGCAACGTATTTTAGAGCTAGATATGGATCACAGTTCCTAGATATAGTTGTACGTTTGATAATAGATGCTTCACTATGTTTATCAATATCTTCACGCTCTAATATTCTAGTTCCTTTTTCAAATACTTTTGCTCCAGTATCATCTTGTTTATATGTAGATGATTCAAAAATAATAGAATTATCGAGAATTAATAATACATGACTAGGAATAAATGAACCTGTTTGCTTATCTCGACATATCATCCTTGATACTCTTGAAATCATTTTAGATAAATTTGATGTTCCTTGACAAAATGCTACTTCTAATTTGTGACTCATTTGCATAATCCTTTAATTACTTAATTTACTACAACTCATAAATCTCTTAAATTAAGAATTTTTAGATTCATGTTCGTTTATCATTGTTATCATTCTTAAATTTGAATCAATGTGAGCTTCATGTGGTAGATGTGATTCTTCATCTATTTCAGATATATATTCTTTTTTATATGCATGTCTAAATATTGCTGGTACTAAGACATAAGGATTTAGTTTAAGAAAATCCCATTCTTTATATTTACCTGCTCCAAATTCAAGCACTCTTAATACATCTCCAGCGTTTTCTAAATGAGGACTTGGAGCTAATTTTCTATCAATTAGATCTGTTGCGTAATCAACAAGATCCATAATTAATATATCATCAGTGTTAAATGTTGATTGACCAACTAATTCTCTTAGATATTTTGGTACAAGTTCCTGAAGTTGATCTAATGTTAAATGCATAACTAAATATCCAAGTGGATTTTTTGGATAAGATTCCATACAAGTCATTAAATCATATTTAGGTGTGATTTGAAATTGAATGATAATGTTCTGTATATAACAATACTGTTCCCTTTTATCCATTTTTTCTAACTTATTGTAAAGATATGTTAAAGACATAATATAAAAACTCCTAATAATAATGCTAATATAATAGCAAAAATAAATTCATCTAAATCAATTAGTGACATTCTGCCCAGTTATCTCCTATTTTAATATCTATCTGTAATCGACAATTTAATTTTAAATCTTTATTAGTTCTATCTACAGCTCTTTGTACACATTCCTCATAGGCAGGAATTTTATCAGGTTTAACCTCTGCCTGTACTTCATCATGAACATTTAATTTGATATTGTAATCTGTTCCCCAGATTAACTTAGCTTTATCTAATTCCTCAACTAGATATACTAAACATTGTTTCATTACTACTGCGCCTGTTGATTGTAATAATAAGTTTAATAAGCTGTAATCTGATCTAGCATGTAGTTCACGTTTATCAAGTCCTGTGATAGTTCCTTTAGATTTATACTGAGTTTTAAGGTTATCTTGTAGTACTTCTAATCCTGGTAATGCTTCCATAAATTTTTTAATTGCTACATCTACATCTTTTGTAGTATATATTTTACCAGTTCCAGCAGATAGACCTTCAGCTAATTTCTTTTTACCAGCTCCATAAAGATAAGCATATTCAAAAGTTTTAGCTTGTTTACGTGTTTCAAATCCTAGAGTTTTTTGAGTCCAAGTATGAATATCACCGTTTTCAATTTCATTTGTAAATTCTGGATTGTTTACATAGTGAGCTAGACACATATATTCAAGTGCTTTAGCATCAAATCCAACCTGTTTAAATCCTGGATTTGCTTTAAATAATGATCTAACTTCAACTGCATATTTACCTTTAATTCCTAGTATTGGACCATTATCATTAGTTCTTACACCAGGCATTGTTGATAAATTAGGATTTGTGTGAGAACATCTACCAGATACAGTTCCATCAACATAAAGTTTACCATGAATTATATCATTTTTATCAAGTAGATTATAAACACTTGTATCTCCAGAATAGATCATTTTTTTAATTTTTGTTGCTGTTTTATATAATAATAAATCTTTTACTTCTGGATATTTATTCTCAATACTTGCTAGAACTTCATCATCTAAACAAGGAGTAGGATCTTCTTTACCTCTACGTCTAACAAGTGGTGGATCAAAATTATATTTTTCTTTTAGATATCTCATCCAATGTTGAGTTGAGTTTAGATTAAATGAAGTTTGAATCTCTATTGCTTCTATATCTCCAGCTTTGATTCCTTTATTTTGATTAGCACGTTTGAACACATGAAAATCATAATCAATAAATGTTGGAAGATGTTTAACTAATTCTTCAGCTGCATTTGTTTCATCAAGAGTAATCTGATCAACAAGTTGTAACAGTTTAGGTTTATCAATCAAATGACCTGTAATGATTTGTTTTGATATTATTTGTGCAAATTTTCTATCAAGATCAATAGTAAAAGGATCTAGATTATCAATATTACATTGCCACAATACTAATTCAGTTACTCTAACGTCCTGTTTACAATATGCTCCCATTTCGTCTGTGTAGTGATCCCAAACTTTATCTTTTATCTTTTTTCGTTCTTTCCATTCTTCAGGAGTATATTCTTTACCTGTCATTGGATTGAATTTTTCAAAACCTAATCTATTTCCCCAGGCTTCCAGTGAATGTTGATTAGCAGGATATTCAGGAAAACAAATCATAGATAGATTTATAGTATCAAGGACATTATCTGTAAGTTTAGTTTCTGGATATAATTTTTTAATTACTGGTAGGTCATATTGGATAATATTATGACCAATTAAAACATCAGCTTCTTGTAGTATCTTTAGAGCTTCGGGAATAGAATCAGGACCAAAAAGTCTTACATCTTTTTCACCTATCTCTTTTAAAGCTATACAATGTATTTTAGTTACGTCCTGATAAAAACCATCAGTTTCAATATCAAAAATTATCGACATAGTTTTGTTATTACACAATCCTTTTTAATTATTGTTTTAAGTAATTCTAAATCTGGTCTATTATTCCACCCAAAAAATTCTTTTAAGTTCCAGAGTTCATCTTTACTAATATTCCTACTATCAATTATTCGTAGACCACCAGTTAAGAATAGTAAAGTGTTTCGTTCATCTGGAGTTAATTGATGTACTTCTTCAAAAATCATAATATAATCTCCATTATATTTTATATATTTTAGATATTTGTTCTAATATATCAAACAGAGGTCCAGTAACCTCATCTTCCCAAACTTCATATTCAGAATGTTTAATAAAATGATTTATAAGTTTTCGTTTATAGATCACCAGATGTATCATAGCATCAAGAACATTTACACAAGGAATATTAATATTGTTTTCAATCTTTAGGTCTAGTTTAGATTTTTTAATAATCTTTAGACCTTGAGATACTGGAACAACTTTACCTTTATTGACTAGGTTTAATCCTATGTATGCAATCAATGTTGATACTTTAAACTGTCTTACGATTGCTAAACGTTTTAGTCTGAATAGTAGTTGTGCATTAGTTATATTTTGATTTGATTTCTTCTGTTGTGACATTGGACCACTCATTATATAAATCTGTAAACTGTTCTGAAATATTATTTCTAAATTGAATTAATTTTCCTATATCTTTCTCTGTATTAAGATAGTGTTGAAGTCTTGTTTCAAATCTAGTTAATACTTCTTTTGGTACAATAGCTTGACATGCTTTGTATAGATCTTCAGGTACACGTAAAATACCAATATGTTTATATTTTAGAGGTTCTGATAATTTTAAAATCTTCTCATAGTTATCAATAAACTTATCTGGATCTGGACATTCAGCTTTGCGTAGATAAATATTTAATTCAAATCTGTAATCATCTAAAGTCTTTTTAGCCATGAAATTCACCTATAAGTATTAAACATATTATAATCATCCAAACTAAAATTCCAATTATCTCATACATTATTTAACCTCACTGAATCTTAAATCTGGATTAATTTTGTAAATCTTCTTTGGATCTACTTGACAATCTTTATTTTTTGTATTTGATATCTGAACTAATCCTGTATCTGGATCACGAAGTAGTTGAACAACATAATCACTAGATTCAAATATAGCATTAGATCCTTTTGGAAGTAGTACTATATCATCATTTACTTTACCTTTTTCATTGAATTGCGCTTTAGATACTTGAGAGCAGATAACTCCTGTTTTATCTAAGCCTGTTAGAGTAAATGCTTTTATTGCTCCACATATTGTAGTTAATCTTGAATATTCATCTGGACATGATTTCCAAGGAGTATTTTGAATATAATCTAAACATATAAGATCATATCTTTCAGGTAGATCTGTTGATGATAAAAGTTCTTCAAGATTTTCTTTAAATACATTCCTGTAGTCAACTGAATCGTCAAGTTGATCTATTAATTTAGTTAGTAGTTCTTGACATAAAGGACTATTTAACTGTTTAATTACAGTAGCATCATCACCTCTAATACCTAATTCATGTTTCAAGATTCTAATTGTGTATTGATAAATACTCATTTCACTTGATAGAAGTAATATGCGTTTATGTTCAGACATTGCTTTTAACATTACGTGCATAGTCATTAGAGATTTACCAGCACCAGGAGATCCAAGTAATAAATTTAATCTACCTAGTTGAAAATTAAATCCATAAACAGGCATTAGGTGAATCGTTTGTTCACCTGATTTAATCTTATCTATTGCCTTTTTAAATTGATTTCGCATAAGTGTAGACTATATCTCCGTTAGCTTTTATTGTAGTTACTTGAAATCCTAGTTTTAATAATAATTTTTGATATGCTGTTGTATCTATCTTTTGAGGACAAACAGTGTATATAATGTCCACATCACAGAAATCATCATTAAGCATTGACAGAACTGTCTTAATTAGATTATACCCAATTTTTAAATTCCTATAACATCTATGAATCATAATGTAATTAATCTTTACAGCTCTAAAAGATTTATTTAAGACAACTACACCAATTGGCATATCATATTTATTTAATGCATATATAGCTGGTCTATTTAATTTTGAGAGTTTTTTGATATATTCTTTATCTGGATAAGATTCAAATACATCTTCTTCTGGATTAATATTTTTAGTTGAGTGTAATTCTAATCTATACTTCATTATCTTCAAATCCTGAAATTATTAAGTTTGCTGCATTTAAGATACATCCTAGTGCATCTACAGTATCTAAATTAAAACAATCATTTAATAGATTTTCATATTGTTGTTTTACTTCTTTATCTTTTAAATCTGGTTCAAACACTGTATCAGTTAGAAGTAGTGCTACACTATAACCAAACGCCGCTACTAAATCTGTTAATTGTTCTTCTGTTAGATCTGGTATTGGTGATAATATTACTAGTACTCGTTTTGAAGGTAATAGTAATAAATCAAGATATCTATCATTTTTTAGTTTTATTGTGAATTGCATAATAAAGGACCTCAACTCAAAGCTATAAGTCTATCTAAGTATCCTGGTCTATAGAACTTCTTAACATGCATGTCATCTTTTTTAGCATACCAATCAGTTCTTTCAAATACATCCTTTACTATATCTATATCTTTTGTATCATAGTAGTAACATATCTTACGGACGAGTGCTAAATCTGTTGCTGAATTATCTACGTCAAAAGGATCAGATTCAAGAATTTCTCGTAATCGCTTATCACTCTTTGCAAATACTGCAATGTCTGTTTCTGGTTTAACAAATTTATAATTCTTTTTAGATTTAGTCTTACTTAATTTAGCTCGTTCTCGTTCATACTGTTCAGCTTTTAATCGCTCTTGCTCATCAGAGAGCTCTATTAATTTATCAAAGATTGCAACGTTACATTCCTTTAATTCTGTATCAACAATTGTTTCCAATGCTGGACTCACAATGTGTCGTACTCTTGTCCAGACTTCTAATTGTTGTCCTGTAAAATCCATGAATCTAGTTCCAATATCTTCTGTTGTTTTCTTTATTGCAAATATATGAGCACCTTGACCAGAAGTTGATAATTCAATTAGTGATGGAGTATCTGCTGTCTGTTTAATCCATTTATAAACTGGATGAGAAAAATCACAATGATCGCAGTCAATGCAATAAATTGAATAACCAGTTGTACCTATAGGTCCAAGTTTAATTGAAATTGTGTATCCATTATCACGTGCTGCTTTAAATTTTTGATAAGGAATCTTAGCAGCTCCATCTATAGTTGAATATTTTCCTGTATTATCAACTGGTCGTTTATCTTTTGAGAGTATAAATAAATCAGTACATTGTTTGATTTTCATCGTGGAAGTTTTCCTTTCCTTTGATATGCTTCCGTCCTAAATTGATTAATATTATTCATATATTTAAAAATTTTCTTGAGGAATGGAATCTCTGTATGATCTTCAATTGTATGTTCTGGATTAAGACAATCTCTTTCAAGGACTCTTGCCAGATCTTTTAATGGAACATTATATTTAGTTAACATTCGAAGTAGTACCATATTACTAGGAAAATAAAACATTAATCCATGTTCTTTATATACACTCTTGACAAACTCATAAACTTGATATAAATTTTTTAGGTTTTTTCCTTCTAATATTTTCTCTGCTGTAACTACTCCAACATGTGGAACACCAGGAATATTATCTATTCTATCACCAAGTAAGAACTGTTTAGCCAGTTCATGCATACTAGATTCAACAGTTGTTTTAATTAATTTAGTACCATTCTTTTTCTTTGATTTGATTGTTAATTTTGGAATCTGTAAGAAGTCCTTATCACACGAGATAATCATAACATTATTTTTTTCATCTTCAACTAGATTTGATGCTAGTATTGAAATAAGATCATCACATTCGAATACCATTGAGGATACAATACTTAATCTAAAAGCATATAATTGATTAATAATTTCTTCTTTAAATGCTAACCATTGATTAGAGAGTTTATTAGATCTTTGTGCTTTATAGTATGGAAATAGACAAGTTCTAAATCCTCTATTCATTGATATACAAAAATAAAATTTAACTGGAGTTCTAGTAAAATCTTTATAATATCTTCTAGCTTCGCGTACTTCTCTATCTCTAACTTTTAATACTACTTGAGCTGCTACATGTGGTGGTAGCTGTTTTGCAAATAATCCTCTTAGTAGTATATCGCCGTCGTATAGAATATGAATCATTATTTTTTTCCTTTTTGTGGTTTATTTGGATCTTCAACAAGACTAATACTAATAATTTTTGTAGTAGGCATTAAACTAATTTTAATCCAATCTGTATATGATACTGGATATCTAAGAGTTTTAGTGTATAAGTACCACCAATTGTCTGGATTATCCTGATCTGTTCTAACTGGTAAATCTTTTTTATCTTTTGGTACATCACCAGATGATTCAATACTTACATCATCTCCATCAACCAGAGCTAGTTTACCTTCAAATTTTATTTCGGTATCTCTCATTGTAGATCCACCAATATCAGGTTCTAAGTCTGATCCAATATAGATATAATTTTCAAAGTTGATTATGCCTTTAGCTTTATCTAATTCTTCATATTCACCAGAATCTTCTACTTTGGTATATTTATAAAGAGTATCATTTTCAATTAGATATGCGCTGAAATCTCCAATTATGCAGTTACTATTAGTGTGGCATCCAGATAAAACTTTATTATCAAGAATATAAAGAATCATATTTTCTCGTTGAGTTGAAGATATGAATAAAGCATCTAGATCTCTGACATATTTAACTTCTTCACGTAGATAGTTAGTTGTTATATCTTCATAGGCTGATAGTTGATTAAATGAAAAATATAACTTAGGTTTAATTAACCAGGTATTAAGACTTACGTATGCAGATAATATTGAAACAGCTTCTTTATCAACTATAGCTATTGAAAATTTATCAATTGATCCTGTTCCTAATATTGGTTGTTTATGAATATATTCCTGTAATATACTAAAATCTTTTGCATCGATCCAGTAGATAGTTGATGTATTATAGTTTACAATAAAGAATTGACTTGCTGTTGCATTACCTACTATGTTACCACCTATTAATCTTGAATCTTCACTCCAAATAACTGTTGATTCAGTAGTATCAATCTTTGTCCAATCATAAGGAGCAGATCCAATTTGTCTTGTTCTAGTTGATAAATATAAAGTATTACCAGCCACGAATGCATCGATGATATAATTTGTAGTAGGAGTTATATTAACAGTAGTCCAACCAGGTAAAGTAATTGTAAATGTATCACCAAAAGTATTAGGAAGTAAAGTATTATAGTTAATAGTGTAAAGTTGGTTGTCGATAAAACATCTAAATTCACCAAGAGGAATAGTCCAAACATCATTTAATTCGTCGATTAGAATTTCTAATTTACGTGATGTGTTAACTCTAGCTGTAAATGTTACATCAGATTTAGCTGTTACATTTGAATTAATAAATTGATATTCTGAAGTAGATGTATCAAATCCTATTATACCTTGAAATCCACCTCTATAATTCTGTTTTGTAGCTGTTAAGTTAGTTACTAGAATTCCGCGATCAGTTTTAAATGATAATTTATTATTGACAATGTATATAAATTCAGTTACAGGAGTTAATGATTTTACAGCCACGTTCATTCCTGATTGATCAAACACAGATTCAGGAGAGTTATTAAATGTACATACAACTGCTTCTTCGTTTATATAATAATTTTGACCATGAATAACTGGTATATCATCTGCCAATGCTTCTGGATTTATTCTTGTTATGTTACTAAATTTCATATTTTATATACATCCTGTTGTTAAGTAATTATTGAGGAAGGTTGAATGCTCTAGTGAACATATCGTAATCTAACTTAAATTGATTATAAAACTGTTCATCTGTCATATATGTTTTTGATGCTTCACCTTGAGCACTGAATAGAACTGTATCATCTTGATCAACTATTTTGATTGGAGATAGATCGTATACTTTTGATGTTTCACCAGATCTAAGAGAGTCATTAGCAATCCAAAGCTCTTGAATAGTAAATGATCCATTAGTAGGAGTGTTATCAATTGTATCCTCTTTCCAAATTGAGTTGTCTGAAGTATTTATATATTGAAATGTAGATTTAATTTGATCATTAATTTTCTTTACTATTATTTTTATTTGATATGTTCCAGAAGGAGTCCAATTAAATAAAAATGATGGTGTATTAGAGATAACTTCAACCATTGACGACGTAAATTCAGCTTCACCTTTTGATAGACCACATCTTACACTATTATCGAATCCTTCACGTGCCCAAAATTGAAGGTTAGGAGATTGATAGTTAGATGTGAAATCAAATTCAAAAGTTATTTTAGGTCCAAAAATAGTTAATTCATCAGTTAAAGGAATGTTTAATCCAGTTACTGTTACCTTTTTACTACAATCATTTAAGATTCCATTATCATCTAATTCACCGCCTGTAGCTACTGTAAATTTAGATTTATCAAAAGATCCACCACTGGTAGTTATATAAGAATTATTTTCAATTATTTTTTGTAGTCTAGTTGGATCAAGATCTACTAGTTCATCAAGCTCATTAAACCAAGGTCTATTTTTATAATATTTCTTTTGCTGAGCAAGTGCAAATCTAGTTGCTAATCCTTGTGGATCATTGTCTGCTACAGTATCAAGTGTTGGTACAAAATCAACGTTTGCTTTTTTAGAACCTGATCTTCTATTCTTAAATACTAATTCATGATATAATGCTTGACCTTGCCAATTATATCCTAATCCTATATTACTATCTCCAAACTTCATATCTGGTTGCCAAATTTGTTGTGGAGATTCAAGTTTACCTCGTGTAAAATGCATACCTGGTATAAATATTCTACATGCTTCATGACCAATATCTTCTGCTAAAACTCCTTGTCTAACTGGTACTTGAGATGTAGTTGGATCTGTTGTATAGAATGCTCCGTATGATGGTGGAGTTGAATAGTTAATTTGATTTAACTTCATTGTTCCTGGATTATATGGAATAGTTGCTGTATATTCACCATTATAATCATTACCTAAATAATAACAAACTATACCTGGTACTTGACGAGATACTGTAATTGTATTATTTTTAATATCTTGTGATGTTGTTGTATTCCATTTGAATACGTTAGCAACTTGTGATTCAGTTACAAGAGCATCTTGAATATTAGCAGAATAACTATAGTTAATACCTTGTTTAATACGCGATTCACGATCGGTCAACGTGTTTTGTTTTACATCAAGAGTTATTAAATTAGAATTATTATAATTATGAATATCATTCATGAACTCGTGTTGATCACTTTTATAATCAACACTTTGAGAAGATTGCTTATATATAACAGTTACATCATCTGGATTAGTACTACATGGTGATACAGATTTATTAATTTGTATTGACGTTGGTATTGGATATGGAAAATCTTGATCAACAGTATACTCTTGTAAAAATCTACCATCACTATGATATACAGATATTGATCCACTACGGTGCATTTTATCAGAAGATATAACCTTCATATAAGAATAAATTTTTAATTTATATCCAGCTTGAAGTACATATTGACTTGTACCTTGACGAGTCCAATTCATATCTGATTCATAAAATGTTTTATTAGAAATCTTATAGGTCAATCTAGGTCCTACGAGATCAAACTCAAGTGATGTATCAGTTCCAATACCTGTAGTTAGTGTAGTAATAATATTACATTCAACTATATCACCAGGATTTAAAGTAGGTAAAGTATAAGTATAAGTATTACCAGTTACAGGATTGTGATTTAATACTTGACTATCCTTTTTAAATGATAATAGATTAAATGATGAGTTCCACATTGGAGCTGTAGATGCGAACACACGTAAAGCTACATCATTGTCAAGAGTTCGATTTGTTTTCTCTGTAATTGTTGATCCAAATAAGAGTTTCATAATTGGACGTAAGCTATAAATGTCTGTATATTTATGTTGATTAATGATTTCTTGTTCATTCCAAGTTACGCCCTGAAGTGAATCTTCATATGCGTTAGCTTTTTCTACAAGTACATTTGCTCTTTGTTGTAATTCAAGTAAGTTCATATTTATATTATTCCCAGTTAGATTAGATTTATAACACGACGTCAGTATATTTTTACTTGCTAAAAATTACGTCGTTTAATTTCGATATATCACCAAGATTATTAATATCTACATTTTCTGCTATTACAAGTGATGTACACCAAGGACTAGTACATTTAGTTGTTGAGAATTCAAATTGGAATCTTGATGTATTACAATCACCAGTCCAAGGCAATCCGTTAGCTTCATATTGCGCTTTTAGATCTGTCATATTAAGATAGATATTAATTCCTGTTTCTGTTTCCTGTTGATCAGCTTTTGCTAATGTAACAGAACCTCTTGCAGTTACATTACCACAATATCCATAAGTGCATTCATCTGTCATTGACATGTAAGATCCACTGCTACACATTAAAGCTCTACCAGAATAACCAACACCACATCTTACTGTATCAGTATATAATGTATATGTTCCTGGAGTAATTGTAACTGTACATCCATCTTTATAAGATCTTAATGATCCATTTAATTTATAACTGCCTTGTACAACATAATCATTTTTATATAATTCTAAATAAGTACTACAACAAGCTGATTTCTGAACTTGATAAGTTGTAGTTTTGTAATTAGAATCATTTAAAACACTTCCTGATTGAGGTGAATTTGAGTTGAAATATGATTGACCAGTTTGCATACATTCATTAACAGTCTGTGTACAAGTTACATATTCTCCGTTAACAAGTAAATTATATTCAATTGTTCCAGCAATACATCCACCGTTAGATCCATTATCAACATAAGGATCACTTCCAGATCCATAATTATTACCAGATCCATTTCCATTAGGTGTAAATTTAAGTTCATATGACCAATCTACACCTACAAATCTACCGTTATATGCTGTTGTTGTAGCAGGATCATTATTGTTATTATCAATAAAATTATATTCAACAGTTTTATTTTTAGTTTCATCATACGATTGAGTATCAGGATCAGCAGGTACAACCATAGATTGATAAGTTGTGTATGTTTGTTGTAATAACAATTCTGGTATAATAATTGCTTCATGTGATATACAACTTAATGCACTAGGCGACCACATTTGATTGTAACTATCTTGATCATAATGAGATGAACCAGCAACTCTATGTATTATACCACGTTGAGTAAATGTATAAGCGTAGTTACCAATTATATCACTGTTAACAGTGTTAAATGAACTTTCATTATTGTGTATAAAGTTATTTGCTAGGAATCCGCCTGAATTAGAATTATAAATTGGAGTTGATAAATTAGATAACCATAATCCTGGTTTAGAAGTTTCAAGAGTTTTAACTGTTACTGATCCTTCTGGATGGAAGAATGGATATTCAACACCAGCTTTAACAATTTTACATCCACTTAAATCAATTGTACCTCTCCAATATACTGTTGATGTTTCTTCTTCTTTACCAATATATAAAGGAGATCCAGCTGTAGTTGCAAAGTTAGTAATAGTTCCTTGTGAAGTCCAAGATGTAGCTGATCCAGATTTAGTGTAGTAAACAGCATTTCCAGTACCATCAAGAGATAATCGAATTTGAATTTTAGTATTTAATGCTACAGTTAGAGATTTTGATTTACCAGTTGTATTTTCAAAGAT